GGCCCATCTTTGAACATCTTTCTAATCGCTTTATAGATCCGATGCTCAACCTTCTTAATGTATTTCCCCATGCACAAATTGTAGACTGGTTTTCGGGGTTGGATGCACCGTGGTGCTCCCTCCTTTACCTTTTCAACTTTAACGAATGCGATGCTATGGGCATCACTCCGCTTCAAGCCGATTTGATGGTATGTTTCTAATGCTTGTTGATATATTGTGTGCCTTCGACCCTTGTACGTCTCAACCACTTGGGCTAAGGAAAAAGGGGTGGTAGGCTTCAATAATAACTTCAAACCTTCGGTAAACTCACCTAGTCTGTTATTTATCTTCTCCTTTGTTGTTTGTGGGGGTTCCCTAAATTCACCATTTACTTCCCGAAAGAATAGGCGTTCTTTAAGAGCACACTCGAGAGTGCTAATGTCTCCATTGTTTATTTGTAGTGGAATGTTCAGAGACAACCCCGTTATTGAGGTTAACATTCTCACTTTGTATGGCGCCTGGCTTCGGGTAACTCGCAATCCAGGATGATCCGGAGCTTTACTAAGCTTCGTCTTCCCAGTTACCCTAGCCAAGCGTCCTCACCAGCCTTCTTCGCGTCTACCAAAGAATGCATTTAATGCATTCCACTGGCCCCACCTATTAGGTGATGCTCTATGGTAGTCAGCCTTGAAAGCTGTGACGGTCCTACTGTTCTCCACCATACGCGCTTCCAATTCAAATGCACATGGCATGAATGTGTAAGCTACGCATTTATCCAAAACCCTCATGATGTGGGTGGGACGTAGTCCATGTTTTTTGCAAATGTCAGCTGCCGATCGTCGCACAGCCAGCCTATTTGCCGCAGTGTCCAGAGGTACACCAAATTTTACTTTTAATTCTGCTACAACACACGTAATATAACTAGTAGTCTTCCTATGTGGAAGTCTCCTGTGAGCATAATTCTTAATGGGAGTCATGTCCTTCTCAACAACTTTTTCGACATCTGTTGCTGCTGGTAAATTCTCACATCTAGTGAATTCGTGTGGTGCGGTCTGTGGTGACACAAATACTTGTTTCCTGCGCTGTCTTATAGTTTGCCCTTTTGAGGTAAACACCATCTCGAGTTCTTCGCTAGCTAGAGCCCTGTCTGGCTCATTCGCTTCGCTACTACTCTCGGTTGGATTTAATCTTTCAATCACATCATAACCAGGGTCGATCCTATCCATCTCATTCCTGATCATCTCATCTGAAATTTCATCGCTGCCGATGAACACTTCTCTCGCTTCCTCATATATCCATAGTCGGTCTCTTATACACGTATAGTGAAATAATGTCACGCCAATGGAGATAGTAATTATTGATAGGCACGCTATAGCCACCCAAAGTTGGTAATCAATGTGTGGTACGTGTTTGTTAATCGTCTGTTCGTAAGTTGTAGCCATGGTGAGTTTAAATTGGTTTTTGATTTGCATGTATCGTATCGCTACGAGGGAGTCTCGAGACCCTACTCGCCGGCTAAGTTAAGGTGCTTGCCGGTGCACCTGGATACAGCCCCGCCTCGCTGTATTAGTGGTGGTCTATACCACCTCCGTGACCTTCCATAGGTCTCACCTGATGCTGTTGGTGTTTGCTAACACACCCGACGCTCGTTACACAGCACTTGATTCGCATCACTAGAACACTTCGTGGTATTACCAGCAGACCTCATTCACTTAACTTCGCTAAACCTCACAGTCAGACCATCACTGATCTCGATACCCTTGCGGGCAGCACCTCACGATGCAGCTTTTGTTTGAGACCTCCACGCGTGCAGGGTATTTCTACCGTTGCCCCATATAGGAGTGAATTTCAC